CATTAGGTAATCTCCATAATACTTAGTGTCGCATCGATCTTAGCAGCAACGTCACAATCGATCTTCAATACGTCAGTGGTTTGCAGCACAACTTTGTTGCCAGCCAACAATTCTATGGAAGACCCCACGGGGATAGGTATGTCCTTTGCCAACAGGACCGTCTCGTTGGTCTCTGTGTCAGATGTGTCGGACACAAGCTGTACGTCAGCAGTCACCTGACTGGTGTGCACGTTACAAAGCATTAGACCCAAGACCACGCTGGTCGTGTTTGACGGCACAGTATATAAAGTGAGCGGCGTACCAGCGCTTGCTGGCATTGCTGCATTGGTTTTCAGTTTGAAGGTATTTGCCATTAATCTCTCCTATCAACCAAGCGCGATTGCCAAGGCCGTCGCATCGTCCACTGTGGCAAAACCTGTTGCACCAGTTGCATCTTTAAAAATCATTTTTTCTGCTGGTAGTGTACAAAATATTGTTCTAGTTCCTGCCGACCAACTAACAGCGTTATCTGAGTTACTAGACTGCAATATAGTGGTACGAGCAAGAGTCGTCCCAGATAAAGTAAAAGTCCCAATCCCTGTTTCAAAATCAGTGCCATCAGTGCAAGTGTAATAGGTTGTGTTACCGTCACCCACTTGGCTAAAAGGCTCAAAACCAGTCAAAGCACCAGCTAACGTATATGTGCCAGTGCCTGTGGTTATGGTTGTCTCTTTGACACGATCTTTAAGTACAAGGGTCATTACTTCAACTCGATTGACAAGTTCCCTGCGTTAATACGGAATATATCGCCAACTGCTATTGTCTTACTTGCGTCCAATGTACCAACAAACAGAATGTTTGAGCCATCAAAGGTCAGCAACACATTGTCTGAAAGCGAAACAGCAGTATCTAGAACAATACTGGTCTGGCTATTTACTGTGGATACTCGCACAACACCAGTGATTCCAGTGCCTGTAACGACATCTCCCACAACAATTGTTCCGCTGTTGCCGTCAACTGTTACAGCGGTTGTGCTGGATGTAGCGCCGTTCACGGCTGCCGTAGCAATGTTCTTATCTGCAACAAAAGCCGTAGTAACCGTGTAAGTAGAGGCTGTTCCAGCGGCGGCTGCGAACTCAACGTTGTTGTCATTGATCACCCGCTGAGTATCACAAACAACAACGTCTGCTGCGCTGTGTGCGGCGGCAGTTGTGCTGGATGTTCCTCGTGTACCACCTGTAAGAGTGTTTGTGCCGTCAAAGTTTAACGCCACATTATCACTAATTGAAACTGCTGAACTCAAAACAATGTTGTTTTGATTTGTAACAGTAGCCACTCTGACCGTACCAGATATGCCTGTGCCAGTAACAACCATACCAACAGTAATAGTGCCACTGTTTCCATCAACCGTTACGTTGGCTGATGAACTAACTGCGCCGTTTGTGTTTGCGGTAGCTGTGCCATCTTTACCAGTGAAGGTGATGATTTCATCGTTAATAACAACAGCGCCGGATGACGGGAACGCTTCTGCGTCTGTCAATATGACTTCTGTTGCGCTGCTCGTCAGAGCAACCGCTACGGTTGTTGTTGATTGTTTCCAGTTTGCTGCGGTGACTTGCTGCCTTGTGTAGTTAGCATCGTCTGTGTCCACCTGTACTTCTGTAACATTTCCAGCCTCCGCGTTTGACACGGCAGTTGCTAGGCCAACATAAATATCGTTATTTGGCGTAGCAAAAGAGAGTGAATTGTTCTTAAATATGAAGTCAAGAACCCTTCTCTCTAGGTAGTTGGTTGCTGCGTTTGATGTTGCCATCGTTCTTACTCCTGTTTAAGTGCGTGGCCTATCAGGTAGACCTTTCCTGTAGGCATCACTATTCTCTCTAGCTTCAGCCAAATCTTTTAAGCGTTGTATTTCCTGCATGAACCTTTGCTCATACAGTTGCATCATATCCTGTTCACCCTTCATGTAAGTATACGCTTCTACAAGTGAACCGTAAAGAAGGGCATTGGGGGCGTTGGTACTGAGCCAAGTGTTGCCTGTACCTGCACCAGCCGTGATGCTGGCTGGTCTATAATAATAATGAAGCTCTACCGTATACGCCTGATCTGGTGTAGGACCTACAATAAAGTTGTCTACATCAAAAATACCATAGTATTTTGGGACAGCGTTACTGCCATAATCTATTGAGTAACGCTGGATAAAGTTTACATCCTTAATATCCAAGAACTCTTTATAGTTAGCTGTTGTAACCTGAAAGGAAAAAGGTGCTAAATAATCGTTAGGGACATTTAAATAAGGGTCACTAGCTGTTAACTGTGAGGTAGCATTTTTCCTAAATAGTTCTAAGTCAACCAGTGTAGAAATACGATCTTCTGCGCCACGAATAAACACAGGCAGATTAGTTACAAAAGAAGTTTCCTCATTCTCCGTAAAATTCTTTATTGCGTCTTGTAGCTCTGTGTATGTAAACGACATTTCACCTGCTCACTATACTATTGTTATGTTGCCAACCATAGCGCTATGGTTAGTGCACTGATACACTAAAGAGGTATCGCTTGGCTCATGCGGAACAATAAACTGTGTCAACCCGGTTGTGGAATTGTAGTTATCTGTCACCCCTGTTGTAAAAGCAGAGCCGCCATTAGATGTTCTAATCTGCAAAGGATGACTTGATACATTAGCTGTATTATCAATTAAGTATGTATGCCCTTTGTAGAAGGTAAAGTTAGGGTTATCTCCTGAAGTTGCCCCGGGACCAGTAAATGTATACGCAGAAGAACCGTTCACACCAGTCGTGTATTTGGTTACAGGACCGCTTGCTTCATCATTCAAGCGTACCCAAGCTCCACCGTGAGCAAAGTACATCCCTCCGAGCGCATGAACATGAGCAATCGCTCCATGATACGTTGCTGCACTGGGTAGATCACTAAAAGCCGCATAGTAGAAAACGATCTTATTCGCGCCTTGACTAACATCAAGAACACCGTTTGTATCAATAATATCCGTAAGCGTGGTTCCATTACCTAACGCACTGTAGATCTCATCGAAGTTATCGTTTATCTTGTCCGCGCCTGCGCGAAGGGTATCACCCGTTCCATCATTAGCTGATGTTCCAATTCCTACTGCTTGTTTTGCCATTTAAGCCTCGTCAAAAGTCTTGCTTGCCGAATCGAATGTAACACTTATCGAATCAAACGTCGATGATGTTGTTGCCACACCAGCGGCAGCGGTTGCAACTCCGCCTCCGCCTCTTGTGCCGCCAATGGTTGCTGTTTCGCCAATAACTGTGATTGTATACGAATTGGCATCAACAACGGTGATTGTGTACCCCGCAGCTTTGTTCAAAACGGTTGTGGAAAAACCGTCAAATGCTTGTGTTTTACGGAAAATAACAACATTAGCTGTGCTGCGTCCATGAGATGGTTCAAACACAGTAATCACAGAAGAACCCGCACTCCCTGACTGAAAGGGGTTCATCACTAAAAGAACCTGACCAGCTACCTCGGTGGCTGTGTCCGGTCTAGGTTGTAAAAGAGCCTGTGGGTCCGGTCCTATCCTGCGTGGGTTTAGTTGTGGGTGTTTCTCTTCATACTCATCTGGTCCAACTTTAAGACCATTCCATTCAACTAACATCTCCGCAAGACGATACCGAAACCCGGAACGATCCGAAAGACCCCAAGCCCTTTTACCAGATGCATGTCTTGCCATTAATTAACCCGAAGATATTGAATACTTGGCTGAAGCTTCAGCGGCACCCTGTCCTCGTCCTCATCTGCTGCACGTTGAAACTCTTCTTCGTACACTGACTTTAAAAGTTGAATTCTATCCGGAGCTTTCTTCATCGCGACGTAATAAGCTAGACCCGCAACCATACAAGGATAGAACCGAAACGGTGCGTCATTAGTATTTACCAATGTGTCGGCATCATCCATCCTCTGCACAAAATAGTAAATTAAAGTATCTGTGGAGCTATCTGGGGTAGGCCACAGCGTCACCTGCGGCAGTGTTTGACGGTTATAAAAATACTGACTCGGACGGCCTTCTGTTGTTTTTGCAGGGATTGTTAAGTAATCACCCCTAGACATCCGCGATAGCTCAAAGTCTGTGCCACTGCGACGTATTACTACTTCCAACAAGTCCGTATAGTCTGATGTAAAGGTGTATGTAGCTGTGCCTGATGTCAGAGCCTGTGTGCCCTGCTTGACTGTCCACAAGTTAAGACCTCTGTTAGCCCAGTCAGCAAACATTAAGTTAAGAGACCGCCTTGCTGTTTTAAAGTCATAACCAGTACGAGCCTCTAACCCACACCGCTCATACGCCTCTTCAATAATTTCAGCGACGTTTAGCTCGAAGTTTCTGGATCCTGAAAGAGCCATTATTTTTTCCTTCTTAAAGATTTTACTCTGCGTGGCTTACCCGCTGGCTGTCCTAGTCTCTTCTTTTGTGATATTCTACTACGTTTTTCGGCTGCTGTCATTTCTTTGGATGTCTTAGGGGTCTTAGAAGACACGCGCTTAGAGGGGCGGCAATATGGAGTACCCCGTTTTTCACCCTTGCCACGCCCACACGCTTTGCCCGTGCGAACATCCTTCCAGTCCTCTTTGAACCACCGTTTAAGGGCCGCTCCCTTTTTAGTCTTTCGTACTGCCATATCTCATCCATACTTACTGAATAACTGCAAACAAATAAACAAACAAACCCATAGAAATAACTACGATACTGGCGGCAAGAACAAGTTGCTTCATCATTTCTTCAAATTCTCTGGACTCTTGTAGCTTTCGCCTATGCTCTGCCGCCGCAGCCTCTTTTGCTTCTTGTATCCTTTTTTGTCTTTCTTCTAAAATATTCTTCCATGTATTCGGTCCAAAACGCATATTCACCATAGTAGCTACTTCTTGTAGCTTTTCGGCTGCTATTTTAGCATCAATAACTTCACGAGCAACGGACTCAACACCAAACTGATCTTTTATACCAACGCCAGACTTTTTATTCCTAGCCTCGTTTACCTGCTTTTGACCTGTAAACAAAGCATCTATCTGACCCGCGATGTCTCCTATATCATTAGCTGTGCCAATGGCACTTTTAATACCGTCAACGGCGCTTTTAACTAAAGCTATTCCAGCCAAGGCCGTTGATATTGGTTCCATAATTATCTCTCTGGTTAATCACGGTCGTAGAATTACAGGGCCGCTATCAATATATCTTGGTTGTTCGGTACTTAAATGTTCCCCCTTTTGCTTTTTTCTTGCTATTTCCCCAGTTTGCTGCGCCGACTTTACGACATTTGGCGATTGCCCCGCTTGCATACGCTGACGGGAAGACTTTATAACGGCGCTTAACCTTGCTGTAACATGCATCTTTAGCCATTCCTTTTTTTCCTTCTCGCACGTTTAGTTACTTTTCTTCTGTCACTCAAAACAGTCCCGCACCCCCTAGCAACTCTGGGATTACTGGATGGTCTTTTCCGTCTTTGCGGTGGCTTTGATATTTGTTTCGCCATTGATCCACGCGAGATTGTCATTTTTCTTCTCCAAGAAATCATCCCACAAAACACTTAACATTTTGTGGTTTTCCGTAACCTTCATGTTAACCACTGCGACTTCGGTTTTTAAGTCTGTGACAGACATACCAATCCACCCACAAAAGCCCAACAAGGCCACGATAAATATTTTATTGTCCATTAGCACTTCCACCTCCGCCGTGCAGCGCAGATACGTTTCTTAGGCGTTTTGCTGCAATTGATGTTATGCATCTTCATCTGCCCTTTTGAACGGCTACAGTATGAAGAACGACGTTTAGCAGATGCTGACCCCTTCTTTACTTTACCAGTAACAGCGGTCTTTAACTTTGACCCGGGGTTGGCGCGGCGGTACGCCGCCACACCAGCCTTGGTCATTCCCGCTCCAGATTTTGTAGAGCGGAAATTTTTCTTATTACGACTTGGCATCTTGGCTGGTTTTCTAGCCATTAGCCAAAGAATCCAGTAAGCGAATCTACGTTGGTAAGTGTCACATGACACTCATCATCGAAGATCATACCGTGGTCAGGAATGGTGATCTGATTGTCGTCGGATGTGTGGAACACCATCGACAATAGAGTAGCACCGCTACTGCCGTTTTTAAACACCACCGCAGGCGAACCGCTAGAAGCTGTCTTTACATAGAAAGCTTTTAAACGAGTTCTACCACCTAGCACTGTTCCGGTAGCTGTAACTGTTTTTGCTGTGATAGAAGCAGCCATTCCGCCCTCCTATTAAGCAAGGTTGTTATTCTGCTGATACAAGATTGTAACACGAACAAGACCCGCATTTGTTGCAGCAGAAGCTGTCACAGTCAAACGAATGTCTGCTGTACCAGTGTCCTGCCAAGCTAATGCAGCGCCAGCCTGAGTTGTCGGGTACTTGCGACCAGCAGATGTCCCGATTGCGAATGTGTTAAGGATTGTAGCTGCACCGCCGACAGTGTCGCCAACACTAAGGTTAGTCGCGCCACTCGCTGCGGTAATAACGTCAATCACACAGTCAATAATCTGAGAGTTTGCAGGGATAACAACGTCAGTNACTTGAGCAGCTAGAGCNCCNCCNGATANGTCTGCTGAAAATGTTTGAGCCATAACAACNTGACCGACGTTAGCAATNTTTGAGCCNAGAGTCGTGCCTGTTGTGTTCTTGATAGTTCCGGCCTTAATAGGACCAGAGAAAGTAGTNGTAGCCATTTAAGTCTCCTGTCGTGGCTAGTGTCAACCGCNCNATGCAGTTGTCAGGAATNNANCATTGTACAANAAAAAAGGGCAGCATGGAAGCTGCCCTTTAATATCATTTTGCCTACACTTATGCGCCCGGTGAACCGAACACTGCGCGAGGATCTGANAAGCCGAAGCTGTAACGCTCACGAGCTTTGTACCGCATGTTGCCAGTGTCGAAGTCTGGGTCCATTGCAGTTGACAGAGCCATACGCTCAAAGTGCTTGAAGCCGTTTGGTGCATCAGTCTTAATGAAGAATGCGTCTGTGTCAGTTAGGAAGTCGTTGACTACATAACCGTCTGGAAGCATGCCCATTGAGCGCAATGCGTTTGTGTCGTTGTCTGCTGTACCTACCCGAAGGTTTGATACCATAAGACGCTCGGCAACAAACTGAAGCTGGCGAGGAACGATAAGCTTCATGCCTTTAAGGGCAATAATCAAACCGCGCTCGTCAGTGAAACCAGCAATGCTGATGAGAGAGTCTTCAAGAGAAGTCTCATTCAGGTCAGCGGCAGTTGCTGGCTCATTGGCGAATGTGCCACCATTTGTAAGCGGGTGGTTAGTGGCGCAGAGAGCAACACCGTCACCACCAGCAAATGCGCCAGCGGAGAAAGCGTTGTTAAGAACTGCGGCAGCTTTAACCTGCTTTGTGTGTGCCATTGAACGAGCAAGGGCACGAGTGTACCGAGAAGCAAGACGATCGTAAAGATTGTCCTCAACTGCTTCTTCAGTGATTGAGAAGGCCATTGCCACTGTCTCGTGGTTGTAACGAGCAGTGTAAGCTTCGTTGGCATCGTCAAAAGTGACACCTGTGCCTTCACCCTTAACAGGTGCTGCACCGAAACCTGACAGCATTACCTCTTCTTCAAACGCCCGGTCTGATGACTCGGTGTCGAAGATTTCAGCATGCTGACCTTCGTATCGGGTGTATTCCATTCCAAAGAGAGCGTTTAGACCGGGCTCTAGTTCTTTGGCAAGTTGTGCGCGAGAAATAGCCATTATCTAACTCCCTATGAAATTGCCGCTTCAGAATCGGCCTGAAGCAATGCATGGTTGTTGATCATCACAATCATAGGAATACCTGCGGCTGCAAAGTCCTCGTTGTCTACATCATCTAAGATACCTACAATCTTCAATGGAAGAGATAGGTTAGATGAATCGAGAGTTGCTACATCCATTTTTGCAGATGAGATTCCTGTGGTTGTACTTCCGCTTGCGCCGCTATCTAACATTGTGTTTTCAAAGATAGCTGCTTTCGCAGTTGCTTCATCTGTAATTGTCGCATCTGTAGCGATAATGAAGCGCTGAAGTGGGTTATCATACACAAATCCTGTGATCGGGAAATTTGTGTCTGCACTTCCTGAACCGGCCCATGTGTTCGAGAACACTTTCTTTCCGGTAGTGGCTGAAACATACTCACATCCTTGGAACACGCCAACATACGCCACGGTATCTCCTGTAGCAGAGCCAACAACGATTGAACCACCGTTGTCGCACTTCACTGGAGTACCTTGAAATATTGCTGCTGCGGAACTGCCGATGGGGTATGCATTTACACCACTTGTAGCTGGGGCGCTACCAGCAGTGTTAATCGGCTTGAGGCCGAAGGCAACATTAGTGTTTGCCATTGCTTACTCCTTGTTTTGTAGGAGGTCAGCCATCTGACTTACCTCCGAATGATACACGGCTTTTCCTATCCGAATGGATAGGCATTGAGGGATGTTGTTCCCTCATCAGGCTTTGGTCCACGGCTTCCATTTGTTGACGGGTCTGCTCCCGATAGTATTCAGTTCGCTCTTCTACCGTTTCCTCTGGGATACGAGCAAGCATTAAACCACCTACTCCTATTACACCTGCATGCTGACCATCATCGATAGTTGGATACTTACCAGCCATCTCAGGATATTCGTCAGCCCGTACAGGCTCCCAACCTTCCCGAAGCTTGGCGTTTACATTCATCTTGTCATCCTCACCACGAAGTGATGTACGAATCCAACGATGTTGGTAACCGTCCGGTGCTTTCGGTGCCTCCAATTTTGAAGGCGGTGCCCAAGGCTTGCGCCGCTGGGTCTTAGCGCGAGTTGTCGCTTCGCGTGGCGTTCTTGTAGAATCAGTCATCTCTTACTCCTTAACATACTTAGCATATTCTTCGAGCGGAACATTTAACCTTTTCGCTATTGCAATCTGCGAAGCTGTTAATTTGACTGTTCTGCGCCCCTTTCCTGACGGTGCTTTAGAAGCACTGGACTCCGCAGAGGCGACTCGGGGTCCTTTATCACCGCGTTTTGTTTCCTTGAACTTTTGAGGAAACTCAACACGGATTCTTTTGTCAAGCTCATTATAGTACTCATCGGACGCTGGGTCAAATCCTTCGTCCTCAATTAATTGCCTATGCAACCCAAAGGCAGCATAAGTCATAGTTTGATCATTTCCAAACCACTCGTTTTTAGTGGCCCAGACCTCTGCTTTAGGATCTGGAGGCGGAGTTGCAGGCTGTTGAGCCTGTTGCGGTTCTTGCTGCCGCTGTTGCGGTGCTTCCACAGGGGCTTTTTCTCTGCGTTGCTTGGACTCATCAAGACGAGCTTCATCAAGTGCAAGTTTACTCAAGCTCTTTTGAGCCTCAAACATCGCTTCTGCATCGCCCTCGTCGTAGGCTTTTTGATACGACGATTTAGCGGCGGCAATTTGAGATTCAATCCTTGAGCCAAACTCACCAACAAAAGACTCGTCCAGCTTATCAAGCCTAGACTTTAAGTCGTCATTCTGTTTTTTAACCGCTTCTGCAAATTCCATCGCAGCTTTGCGTTGAGATTCCTCTTCCCGAAACTTATGCGTCAGTTTGTTTATACGGGTTTGCACAGACTTAGAATATTGTTCTAACTCTTCTTCTTTGTCTGGCTTTGATGTTTCTTCTTCTTCTGACGCACTTTGCTCCTCGCTTGCCGGAGCATCTTCCTCAAGCTTTAACTCCTCTTGCTGCTCCTTCTCGTCTTCTTCAATAATTTCGATCTCTTGCTCTTCTGCGGCGTTAGTTGGCACAACTACCCTCCGTATGACTTTATATCGTCTGGATCGACGATGGTTGCGATGACTTCGTCATCGTTGATAATGCGGACTTCACCACCCTCAATACTAAACCGAGAGCCAGCGTATCGTCCGATACACACCCAATCACCTACCTTACACCAAGGATCACCGTCACCAAATTTGTCGGCATCTTTGTATGCTAGAGGTCCAACCTTTACGACATAAGCTACAACAGTAGCCTTTGACTCACGGTCTCTAACTTGATCAGGAACATAAATACCCCCTTCAGTCTTATCACGACCCATGTACGGCATGACTAATATACGCCATCCAGTGGGTTGTGGAATTCTTTCTGTAAGGGATTTTTTCTTTGCGGCCTCTTCGGCCTTTTTTTTCGCTTCGCGTTGCGCGACAACGTAGTCAGGTACTATCAGTGTCTTCGACATAATTCACCTTTTTCAGCAGGGCCTTTAATTCATCAAGAGCATAAGCGACACCCTGTATTTCGCCGACTCTTGCTTTGTAGTCTTCCCAATCGGAAACACTACCACTCGTAATGGATTGACTAATGTCATCCATCCTTTCAGTCAATCTTTTATTGTACTGACTGATAAAATTATAAACGTCCATACATGCCCCTTATTTTTTCTTTACAGCGCCTCCACGCATACGGCGCATAGCCATCTTTTTGGCGCTGTTCATGCCGCCCATCATCTTTTTAGCTACTACTTTACCACCACGATTGCGGCGCATAACTTTCTTTTTAGCTCCAGCCATTTTCCCGTTTCCTTCTTCTAGTTAAGATTAAAGTAATAAAGTCTTCTTTCGTGTAGTTCTCGTAGTATCCCATTTTTTCTAGTTTTTTACTAGCTTCATCTAGTTCGGATAACCTTTGTATAAATACCATTGTAAAGTCTGTTTGAAAAGCTAATAACCATAGATCTATCTTATTAGCAGCAAACCATTCATTCATTACCACACATGCAGCTTCAACTTGATCATACGGCTGCTCTGCATTCTCCTCAACACATATTACAACCGAATGTTTAGAGGTAAGCTTTTTACACTGCGCTACTACAGTTTTCCAAAGATCCTCCTGATCCAGACACTCAACAACTTTTAGCTTACCATCATGTAATGCTTTCTTAGCAAAAGGACAAGGAGCAAAGCCAGCGTCTTTGTCTACAACACTTAAATCAGTGTGCACCCAATTTTCTATGAGTTCTCTCATCTAGTAAAGTAATTAAAAACATCGTTTGGAGGTAGCTGATTAAAAGTAGTACCAGCGTCTATTTGTCTCCGTCTTTCTAAACTTTCAAGTTGGCGCTGTTCGAGTTCATTCAACATTCTATCCGAGGCCCGATTAGCATCTTCCATAGATCTATTTGGATCTATGCTTTGCTCAAATCTGTTCCTAAAATCGTCAATATAATCGGCGCTACCTAAGCTATCTCTTGTAATAAAAGCCCGTGGAACTTCTGCACCTTGTGGTAACGGGGCAGTAAGGTCAAACATACCGGACCCATACATGTTCTCGTCCAACGGGGCATCATCAAGCTGTCTTACTACTTGTGGCTCGGGATCAGAGCGGAATAGATCTGCTATGTTCACGCCTGCATTTGTGAATTTTTCTGTCGTATTCCTGACCGCAGCATCAACTGCCTCTGCCGTATTCACGCCTGCATTTGTAAGTGCCTCTGCCGTATTCTGAACCGCATTTGTAAATGCGTCACCTATGTTAGTGCCTGCGTTCATAAGACCTTGTCCCACATCGCCTAAAGCACCAATACCCTGTCCCAGTGCTTCGTTGAATGAGCGCATCATACCACCAGATGTTTCACCTCGTGCCAGCATCTCTTCCGTTGGTGCAAGTGCAGCGGAAGGTATAGCCTGACCTTCAATACCACTAACAGGGTTTGCCAAAGCTCGGGCTAAAAACCCTATGCCGCCGGGTGCGAGGGTCATGGCAATGTTATCTGCTCCACTAAAATCTCTGTCGTAAGTGGCTACGGGTCCCAAAGCTGTTGGCGTACCTGATCTGTCAGTAAAAGCGGTGGATCTAAGGCCCGGTCTAACTTGACCCCTTTCAGCAGAACGTTGCATCTCATACTCTGACGGTACGTCCCGGTTATATCCTACCCTATCAGGGTTGTTTCTGGGGTTAATGTACGAGTCGTATGATCTGTTAAAGGCTCTTTGATTCGGATTCGCATAATCATATTTATCTTGATATGTCTCTAAATCAGGACGACCAACGTCGGAACCTGACCCCCCACCGTAATACTTATCCGCGTCAATACCCATTGACTTGCCGCCAGAGCTTAAAATTGTTTCTCCACGAGCATTCTTTTTGCCGAAGACCGTGCCGGTAAGTCTACCTGCGTTGGGATTGTTTACTATTTGTCCTGAACCTATACCGAGTCTCTGTAAAGTTTTTGCTGTGTCATACCCAAGAGTATTTATACCACCCGGGTTTAACGCTGTTCTATCGTATAAAGAATTAAAGTCGGACCTACTCATAGGTCCTCTGCGAGAAGTATATAAGTTAGCGAACTGATTTAGACCAGACCTTGGACTGCGAAAGTTAGGAAAGCTCTGTCTAATAGCCATCCCTGTTTTGGTGGGATTGTTAAAATACGAATTTAAAATGCCAGTGGTGGCAGCTTTATTACTAACGCCAGCAGTATCAGAGCCTCCCGGGTCAAAATCCCCGAAGTCATAGCTGTCCATATTTATGCCAGCGGCTTGAGCAGCGGCAGCGGCTATATCCTGCTGTTGATCCTGATCAAAATCTTCGTCAGAGTAATCAGTAGCCATAGCTATCTAACCTTAAATTCTCTAGGAGAACACATGGATGCTTTACCCATGCCACGAACGTACTTGCCGTCTTTGGCTTCAACAATATCTTTTGTCTCCGTCTTTAGGGGAGAGCCCTCACGGTTCATTGGATGATCTTTTTTAGAACGTGGATCCTTTGGATGAGTTGTGCCGTTCTTTTCGTAATACTCGTCAAACATTTTGCGCTTTGACTTAGGCTTTGACTTAGGTTTTTCCATCTTAGTTCCAATCCTTGTGTCTTCTTGGAATATACGTTCTGCATCTTCAAAAGGCTTCATACGTTTTTTTAACTCTGGAGAGTACTTGTCCACAATATTGGAGCCTCCATCGCTACGACCACGAGCTTTAGCCATAAGTTTCTTCGCGGAACCCCGGCTAATACCAAGATCTTCTGCAAACTGATTTAATCTTGGTCTTGGCATTTCTTACCCCAACTTATTATTTCATCGATTGTACGTCCACAACCAACACATCTTACACGTTCTTCGTCCAAGACACAAATACCTACACAGGGACTTTTATTCTCGCTCACAACTTTTCTTCCCCGCACACTCTTTAGGATAACAGTGTACCTTCATTGAAAAATACTCGTTATCAAAACTAGCTGCCCACCTGCCGTCCTTTAACATATATTCGCACTGACGTTCGGTCATGAGTTCTTGCAGTGCAAGCTGACCAATGTAATGATCCATGCTTCCGTCATTCCCCCACATGCTTATGATCATTACCCATTCTTTCATGCTTCTACTTTCGGTTCATCCACGCTGTAGCACCCATAAATGCTCCAACAATACCAGCGCCAGAAATGTAAAACAAATTAGATATATCACTTAACGCTGTAACTCTATCCAAAGGTATAAAAAACATAGCTACGGTAAACACTCCCATACTAATCAAGGTGTACCTTGCCATACGCAATTGAGCCAAGTTCTTGCGTAGCTCAGTTTCAGTCTGCCTAATTTCTTTAGCGTGTTCCAGTTCTTCGTCAGTAACTACCCCGTCCCCGTCCATGTCATACTGATCATAGTCGCTGTTTTTCTGAAGACGCTTCGACATTACTTACATAAATCTTCGTACTTGGTTGTGTGCACTCTGTGCTGCGCCATGTCACCTACATGATTATTTAAGAACAGCATGTCTAATAGTTTCCGTAAAAAGCTCATTTGGTTAACCCCTTTGCCTTCTCGAAGCTACGCATTCCCCCCAAACCAAGCATACCCAACAAGACAGTCATTAAGCTGTCCATATCAAAAGATGGATACGCTACTGCCTCAACACCCATGTATGCAGTCACCACATCCATAGTCGGGAAGACCAAAAAGTGAGCGAACAAGGCCAAGCTACAGCACCAGCCCACGCTCGGTCGCCAACCCGCCACAAAAAGATTTCGAGACTTGGCTTCTTCAGCATTGATAGCCAATTGACCTTTAGCAAGTTCCTGTGCATGACGCTCCGCCATAGTGGCAATCTCATGCGCCAACTTGTTCTTCTGGTCTTTGTCCTCGACAAACTTACCAATAAGGTCAGTCGCCGGTCCTATTAAGCTTTGTAACATTATTGACCTCTCTTCAAGGCGGCTTGAGTATTAATACGGTAGATGTTCACATCGTTACGATCATCGGCAATACCTTGCTGCGCTCTCATGCGCTCCATAGCTAGATCTGCTGCTTGCTGTAACTTGGCCTGATCAATCTGGAAGTCCATCATGTCGTTCTGCATCTTACGCTGGATCTCTACCTGATCGTTCTCTAGCTCTTTCTGACGTATTTCAACCAAAGGATCTTTAGCTCCACCTGACTCTAACAGTGGTGCAAGTTGATCTAACGTGTCAGCAGTCTGCTGTGCCACCGCAGCCTCTACCATTTCTGGCGGTATCTGCGGGATAGGCTCACCAGCCATTTGAGACTTTTGTACAGCCTGCTTAAAGACTTCTTCAACGATATCCCTAGCGAACAATGAAACATGCTCCTGTATATGAGCCTGCAACAAAAGTTCTGCCTGCGGGTTAGTTCTCAGCGCCGCAGACTGCAAGAAGGAAGCATGCACACGAATATGAGCGCGATGATCCTGCTCTTTAAATGCTTGCGTAGGCATACCCTTCATAAAGCCAGCGTTCTCTGTAGCTGGATCTTTCGGTGCAGGTGGCTGTGGTGCCGGTAAGATAGAGTCGATGTTCTTTACATCCAACGCATCATACATACGGCGGTAGGCTTCATACAGATTATGCATCTGCGGCGCGGCCTGTGCTAATTGCAACTGTGTCTGTGCAAGAGACAGACGCTGGGCCATAGAAAAAATCGACGGATCCGAGACTGGGAGGATGTCCACACGCCCGTCGAAGTCCTGTGCCATAATCTGCGGATTTACGTTTGCCCCAATCATATACGGATATGGCATAGGATTGTTGGCGAATATTTCAGCCAGCATACGGAACTCTGCTTTTTGTGCGTAATGCAGGCGCTTATGGATGCTTGAGATAATCTTCGAGCCCTGTTCGATAAGAGCTACTGTTGTTCCCACAGGGGCCTGTGAATTTACATCCGCGACCTTTGTGTCTGCAACTTGTGCAAAGCGTCTACCTGAATCAACGACCACCCCGAGTAATTGAGCCAGCGTTGCAGAAGGCTCCTTGTATGGGAGTGGGATAATAGAATTGCGAACATCACCGCCGGGAACATCGATATCGCGGAACTCACCCGGGTTAATAGGCTCATCGTCATTTCGTACACGAACACCACGGGCTTTGAAACCACCCGGTAAATTCGAGAGCGTACCCGCATCAATAAGCTGACGGAGAATAGATGTGGCAGCACGAGATAATCCTCCAATCATATGCAGTAAACCAAAACCGTAGAAACCAAAACCGGGCAGGAATTTAAAGTGAACAAAGTAATCACGCTTGCGGCGCATTGGGTCTTGCTCACGATAGTTTCGTACTACCGCAAGAATTTTTCCCGAATCACCGTCCATAGTGACGATATACGGCAACTTGATACCCGTAGCTTCGCCTTCCTCGTCCATATCCTCAAATCCCTCAAGGTCAAGGTCCACATGGACTTCATGTATAGTATAAAGCTCGTCACTGTATCCCGGGCGCAAACCCTGAAGCTCGTCAGCCTTTCCACGAATTGTTGAGTCAGACTCGTCATCTTCTGCTGGAGATAAGTCAACATCTCGGTACACACCTCCTACTTGTAATTTTCTAACGTCGTTTTCGGTCATGCGAACAACGTGCGTGTAACGCTCCGCTGTACGCAAATCAGAAGCAGAGTATGGAACAATCAAATCCTCTGCCGGTACAAACTTGGATACTGCCCTTTGACGGGTAGGATCAAAGTAAACCTTCTTAAATGTAGAACCAGTGATCGGAAGGTAAAATAACATCTGATCAGTGTCCTGATCAAACTCCTCCATTACCTCCGTAATCTGGTAGTTCATAAAG